GATGAAGTTGAACAAACGAAAGAGGAAAAAATAGCGATTGCTAAAAAATTACTTGCTGAACAACAAGCGAGTTTAAATTAGTGATTGTTTTTTGTGTGGGATAATATAATATCCCACACATACAAATAGAAAGGATAATATATGAAACTAGAAACAAATGATAAGTTCACTATTAGCTACATAGCTAATACTCACAATAAAGTTAAACTAAAAAAGCCTACAAGAATTTTCCGAAAAGGATTAATGACAGATATTGCTAAAGGGGAATTCATTACGAAAAAAGGAAATAAATGTTTTAACTATTGGGATATAAATGAGCAAGGATATAGGACAGCGAGAGCACCTTATACATTAATTGTTGTAGGGGGTAATGATGAGTCAGTATAATTGGTGTCATAATCCTAAATGCCATACTTACCATACAACAGATAGGATAAGAGGTGTTAAAGGTAAGAAAGTATTAAGGACTAGAAAAATAAAAGTAGTAGATGTATCAAGAGCATATTACTATCAAGGTTGGGAAAATTATTTTTGTAAGTTAGGTTGTTTTATGGATTTTGTAAAACAATACATCACACAGATAATTGCAATCGCACCAGTAAATCAAGCGAGTGAAACACCAATAGATGTTGTTCAAGAAAAAGTTGAAACTTACAGATATAATTGGAATGGTGGGGAACCAAACCGAGAACCACATACTTACTATCAGCAAAAAATAAAACCCATAGAAAATAATCAATAAATAATTTGGCACTACTACATCTTGTGTAGTGGTGCCAATACAACCACAAAATAGGCTTGTTTCCTACGGGCCCACCCACCCGGTTACAAAAGGGGTCCCAGACGTTTGACCTTTACTGTTTGATTTAGACATAGATCTGCTATAAAATCAAAGTCAAAACAAAACAGAAGTGAAAAAAATTCTGCAAAAATTTTTATGAAACAAGATTTTATTGAGAAGCTTCCGCCCGACGCGCAAAAAGAATTCCTAAGACTAGCAATGAAGCTAGACGAAAAAACAAAACAAGAAACAGTTAACAAAGATTTTTTATCTTTTGTAAAACACGTCTGGCCGCAATTCATTGAAGGTAAACACCATAAAAAAATTGCAGAAAAATTTAACAAGATTGCAAAGGGTGAGATCAAAAGATTAATTATTAATATGCCACCAAGACATACTAAGTCAGAGTTTGCATCATTTTTACTTCCTGCCTGGATGATCGGACGTAAACCAGATTTAAAAATAATTCAAACGACTCACACAACAGAACTCGCTGTACGTTTTGGTCGTAAAGCAAAAACATTAATTGATTCTCCTGAGTATCAATCTGTTTTTAAAACAAGACTCAGAGAAGATTCGCAAGCCGCGGGTAAATGGGAAACAGAACAGGGTGGTGAATACTACGCCGCTGGTGTTGGATCTGCAATCACGGGCCGTGGTGCGGACTTACTGATTATCGATGACCCACACTCGGAACAAGACGCGTTAAACATTCAAGCGTTGGAGCGTGCTTATGAATGGTATACATCAGGTCCACGTCAACGTTTACAACCAGGTGGATCGATTGTTGTTGTAATGACAAGATGGAATATGAAAGACTTAACAGGTATGTTATTAAAATCTCAAAAAGAATTAAAATCAGACAAGTGGGAGATCATAGAGTTTCCTGCCATTATGCCATCAAATAAACCTGTGTGGCCTGAGTATTGGAAGCTCGATGAACTAGAAGGAGTTAAAGCCAGTTTAAGTGTAGGTAAATGGAACGCGCAGTGGATGCAAAATCCTACAGCTGAAGAAGGATCTTTAATCAAACGTGAGTGGTGGAAAGTTTGGGACAAAGGTTATATACCACCCTTACAACACGTTATACAATCATACGATACAGCTTTTTTAAAAAAGGAGACAGCTGATTACAGTGCAATAACAACTTGGGGAGTTTTTTATCCAGATGATGATTCACCTGCAAATCTCATACTATTAGATGCGTTTAAAGATAGATTAGAGTTTCCAGAACTACGTAAAGAAGCACTAGAGCAGTATAAATATTGGAATCCTGAAACGGTGATCGTGGAAGCAAAAGCATCTGGAATGCCTTTAACTTACGAGTTGCGAAAGATGGGTATTCCTGTTATAAATTACACACCTAGCAAAGGACAAGACAAACACGCTAGAGTAAACGCTGTGGCCCCGCTCTTTGAGTCTGGTGTCATTTGGGCGCCCGATGAAAAATTCGCTGAAGAGGTTATTGAAGAATGTGCATCATTTCCGTATGGAGATAACGACGACTTGGTGGACAGTACAACACAAGCGGTAATGCGTTTTAGACAGGGCGGGTTTGTATCTCACCCTGAAGATTATAAGGACGATGCACTACCACGAACAGAGAGAACGTATTACTAATGGCAAATAGACTATTATTACAAACTTTAGTAAAATTTAGAGATGGCATTAAATCAGGAGCTGCAAAGGTTTCTGATGTCATAGAAGATTATTTTAGAACTACAGGTAAACAACCAACAGAAGAAGAACGTGCACTTATCTTAAATGAATTTGTAAAAGATGCACCTAGTGGAATAGAAGCTCAAGGTGTAGAAGAAGTTTTTTTTGGTCCTGGTGATCTTAGATTAGGCGGCAAGAAAAAAGGACCCAACGTACAAAAAGCTGGAGAGATGTCTGATACACCAGGAACAGATAAAGTTGAAGACATATATGGTGTAACATTAAGAGGTGATGAAAGTTTTGGTGAGTTGACGGAGAAGTTAGGACCAGCCAAAGAAGAAGGCCTCGGTTCGCTATTCCCTAAAGGTAAAACAGATTCTATCTTCGATCAAAAAAATTCTAATAGAGCAGAAGTCGCTGCATTTATGAAAGCAATGCGAGAAGCGGGAATTAAAAACGAAGACATTCAAAAAGTTATAAAAGAAGAAACATTTTTTGAAAGACAACCTGCACGAAGAGGAGATCCTGATGCTCCTAAAGAAGTAGTAAATTTAGGACAAGGTAAAAAGGCAGCAACTACTTTAGCGCGTGCCGCGGATATGTCTGCTGATACAAAAATTAAACAAGAGTTATTAGCTGATCTAGATGATGACATAGCAAACTACGGACCAAACTGGTGGAGAGGCGAAGGCTATAATGATGGGCCAATGGGTTATGATTCTTATGGAGCAATGTCGCGTAATGTTGTTACAAAAATTAATAATGGAATTGTAGATGATTTAGAAAACGCAGGAGTTTCTGAAGAAAAAGTTAGTGAGATATTTAGAGGTTTATCAACTGCAAGAGATCGTTTAGCAAACAATCCAAAAGCTTTTGTACAAAAAGTTGCAGATGAATTAGAATTTGAAAACATTAATTACGATTTAAGTTTTTGGAATAAGTATGTCGATGAAATTATGTCGAGAGTACAAAAACCAGAACCGCGATTCGAATACGGAGGAATGGTATAATGCCAGTAGAAAGAATTACACCACAACTTGTAAAAAAAGGTAAAGGTAAAAAGAGACCAGGTTACAGAGGACCAGGTGGATATCAAGGCGGTAAAAGTAGTGGTCCGGCAGGCGGAGCTTCAGCCGGTGGAAATTATGGCGGTAATAGAAATCCTAATCAATCGTATGGTGGTTCAAAATCTAAAGGACCATCAAGCACAAATAGAGAAAAAGGAATTATGTCTCGTGGCAAAGGTCCAAAAGGAACTACTAAAGACATAAAAGGCTTTAAAGATACAGGTCCAGATAGAAGTAAAACTAGTCAGTTTTCTACATATGGTAGAAACTTAATGAATCAAAATTTAACTAAAAATAATCCTGCTAGAAAAAGAGGATTAGGTGGTTTAGGTAGTTTACTAATGTCAGGACTTGGAATGCTTATGGGTATTCCAGGATTAGGTTTACTGACAGGCGGACTTGGTAAAATAGGAGAAGGATTAGGAAGTTTAAATGATAAACTTGGAGACTTTAGAGAAAAGTTTACAGGTTATAGAACACAAGCAGAATATGATGCAGCTAGAGAACAAAGACAATTACAAGGTCGGCTAGATAATTTATATGACAGAAAAGCTAAAGGAAAAAGCTTTAGTCAAAAAAATATTGATATGTTAGAAGCAATGGGTCTTTCACCAAGCACAGCACAAAACGTTTTAACAGGTAGAGATCTAAAAGGTTTTACAGATTCTAGAATGGGTTTACAAACACCTTCTGATCCATTTGCAATGTCAATTGGACCACAAGCAGTAAACGTTCCCGCAAAAGATGCAGTTTCTTCTTATTCTTATGGAACAGCAGACGCTTCTATACCTGACAATATGCTTGCACCAACTCCGGTTGAAAATGTAATTCAAGATGTTTATTCAGGAGCAAAAAATATTGGAGTGAAAGGTAATAGTTTTTTAGATAGTTTATATAATGCAGATTTAATTAATCAGTTGGGTTATCAAGCTTTTCAAAATTACCCATCAGATTCAGCCACAGGACCATTATCAGATGCTAGACATATGGCAGCGATGAACGAATTAAGCAAATCATTAAGTCCTTTTGATAATAAATTTGGTAACTTTATTGGAGATACTTTAGCTTACGGTGCAGGATTAATTAATGAAGTTCCCGCTTTAGCTAGAGGATTTAATAAAGAAAATTTTGATGCAATCAAAGAAGACCTAGCTGCAAACTATGCAGGAACTTATGGAACTCCTAATACTACATCAGCTCAACAAATTTATGATCAAGTATTTAATACAAATAAATTTGCATCAGGTTACGCAGAAGGTGGTATTGCTAGTCTCTCTAATAGGAGGGGATAATGTTAGAAAGAATTAATTTTTATGATGGCGGAGTAGTTACACTCGCAAAAAATTTATCTGATCAAGGTAAAAGTATTTCAGAAATATTAGAAGAAATAAATATAAAGTTTCCAAATTTAGGTACGGGTGTTGCAGGAAAAGGCAGAGCTGGTGGAAGTCAAGGTAAACCATCAGATAAGAGTGGTGTAAGAAATATATTAAAAAAAGAATTATCACCAGAAATTTATAATGAACGACACGGCCCTAGAAGATTTACTCAAGAAACAATAGATAGATATAAAACATTAAGACTTATTAAAAGTAAACCTGAAATAGTTGATGAGTTAGGAATAAGTTTAGCTAAACAAACTAGTTTAGATAAAGAATTAAATTTACCTAAAAAACCATATCTTGGTAGAAAATTAAAATTTTCTGAAGATGTAATAGAGGAATTTAAAAAAATAAGACCTTATACATCTGAAACAGATATTAGAACTAAATTAGGAATTAGTGAACCTTTTCAAAGAACGTTGGCAAAAGCATTAGGACTACCTTCTAAAACAGGCGAACAAGTTCGTTCAAAAATATTTCAAGAAGCAGAGTCTGTTGGAACAGCTATTAAAAATAGAATAGACGTTACAAAATCTGTTAAACAAAATTTTGATGTAATTTATCCTGATGTTAAAGATCAAACATTTAGAACAGGATCTAATGTATTTGGTAAACCTACAAAACTTGCAGTCACAAAAGCTATTAATCAAACACTTATGAGTGCTAATCAATTATCAGTTGATCAGTATAAAGAAGAAATAAAAAAAATGGTTAATGATAGAAATTATAGTCCTAAAGGTTTAGATCCTTTAGGTATTAAAACAAAAAAATTAACCTATTACAAAATTCCAAATTATGAGCAAGCAAAAAAAGAATTAAAAAAAGAAATACCTTCTTTAGATAAAAGACTTCAAACAAATTTAGGGAGAAGAAAAAAAGAAACGAGAAAATTAAGAGAAATAGAAGACCCTAATTTAAAATTATCTAGATTAGGACAAAGAGCTAGAAGAAGACAAATAAAAAGATTAGAAAAATTAGGTTTGTCATCAAAGTTGTCTCCTAGAGAAGAAGCTATAAATCAAACTCAAACTATTATTTCAAAATCAAGTAATGACAGAATTAAAGCTAATCCGGGAGGTATGTTAAAATATTTAAAAGAAAACCCTAACGTATTAAGGGCTTTAGGTACAAGAGTTAATAGACAAACAGGACAAATTTATTATGAAAATCCTAATTTAAGTTTTTTAAATACAGATCCAAAAGATACTGCTAGATTTTTTGAAATAGATCACGGTAGAGAAATTTCTAAACAAGCAGGTAAACTTGTTGATACTCCAGAAAATAGAAACACCATTCCAAGACTATTAAACCAAGGTTTTAAAAGAGATGCAGAAATATTTATTGAAAGCAATCCCAATCCACAAGATCCTAATGTCAGAGCAGTTTTAGAAGAAGCTAAAAAATTAAATGTTAGAATTAGACCTAAAGTTCCAACAGGTTTGTTTACAGCAGATGATTTTTTTAAACCAACACCTAATCCAATATTAAAAATACAAGAATCAATTTCTATGTATGCTCCTCCAGAATTTCAAACAACAGAAATTACTCTTCCTAAAGATAGAACAGGTAAAGTAATTACACAACTATTGAGTCCAGGCGGAAGAAAATTACTTTCACGAGCAGGAACTAAAGGAAGTATTCCAGTAATTTTAGCTGCGTTAGGTGTAAGTGCTTTTGGTGGAGGATCTGCAGAAGCTGCAGAAGTGACAAGACCAGAAGTTAAAAAACCAGAAGTAGGCACACCAATAAAATATGATCCTAATATTGGTTTTATTAAAAGTGAAAGAACAGATCAACCCGCGAGCCAAAATCAAATTTTAAGTTTTGTTAAAGATAATCCATTACCAGTGGTTGCCGGTACGTCTTACGCCTTTGCTGCACCAGAAGTGCCACGAGCTTACAAAGCTGCAAGAGAACTCGGTAGAGGTAAAGTTAGATCTGCATTAGGTATCACTGGTGCACTGAAACCTTTGCTTACTACAATTGGAACACCAGCGATGACTGGTTTACTTGAAGTACCATTAACAGCGAAAAGATTAGAAGAAGGCGAGACAGCTACTGAAATTTTAACAGATCCATTTGGACCAGCGTTAGGATTAACTTTTATGGAACCATTCTCAAGAGGTGCAGGTGTAATTAGAGATGCACCAAAAAGAACGATGGCACAGGGTTTGAGAAACTATTTTAATCTAAGCGATGTAGGAAAAGCTAGACCTGGCGCTACAAGTTCATTTTTAAGACTAGGTATGAGTCCAAGAATGATTGCAGGTGCCTCTAGATTTTTAGGCCTTCCTGGATTATTATTAGGAACTGGATTATCTGCATACGATGCATATAAAAACTATCAAAACCAAGAGGGTATGATATATAACTTATTTAACAAAGATGAATAGACAAGGATTTTTTAAAGCACTGGGAGTATTGGCAAAAACGCCAGCTATGCAAAAATATTTAAATGTACTTAAACCAAGTGCAGTTCGTGAAGGTATTGAGCAAGCAGCAACTTCAGGTATGGATTTTTTTAACTTAGCAGTCAAAAAAGTCGTAGGTGAAGGAAAAGAAGTTGAAGCGACTTTAACAACTAAAAAATACATACACCCAGATAGACCTGATATTTTTGTAGAAGTAGATGTCAGCACTGGTAATGCAAATGTAGGTTTGGTTGATCCAGATAGAGGAGCTTTTGCATACACTGATATGATGAAAAGAGATCAACTTATTGAGTCTTTAGAAGACGAAGGACTAGGAACAATGGGTGCAATAGCTAGAGCAGATGAAATTGAGAATATGAGAAAAGCAGAAGCAATGAAAAAAATAGGTAAAAGTAAAGGTAAGAATAAAAGACAAAGAATGATAGATGCCTATAATGAAATTATTAGAAACCGAAACAAACGAGCTGATGGGGGTGAAGTCAGTTTGACAGTAATCGAAATACCTGATATTAGTGGTGCAGGTGTTGAAACTCTGTTTAAAAAAAGATAGGAAAGCAAATGGCTGAAATAGACAAACCATTACCGAATGTAAATCAATCCAAAAATCCAGAAGAAGAAATAATCGAAGTTGAAAATAAAAAAGAAGCTGAAGTTATTGATACTCCAACAGGACCTGTTGAAGTTGCTATGGATGAGATGGGTGGAGCAGAAGTTTCTTTTGATCCAACTGCAGTAGAACAAGTCGAAGATCACTTTGGTAACCTAGCTGAAAGTTTAGGTGATGAAGTGTTAGAACCACTTGGTGCTAAGATGGTTGATCAATATAACGAATACAAAGAGTCTCGTGGTGACTGGGAAGACACATATAGAAATGGACTCGAACTTTTAGGATTTAAATATGAAAGACGAACTGAACCCTTTAGAGGTGCGAGTGGTGTCAATCACCCTGTACTTGCTGAAGCTGTTACGCAATTTCAAGCGCAAGCTTATAAAGAGTTATTACCGGCAGACGGACCAGTAAGAACTCAAATTCTTGGCGACGTTAATGTTCCAAAAGAAGAACAAGCAAAACGTGTAAAAGATTTTATGAACTATCAAATTATGGATCAGATGAAAGAATATGAACCAGAGTTTGATCAAATGTTATTCTATCTCCCTCTCTCCGGCTCTACTTTTAAAAAAGTCTATTACGACGATATTATTGGTAGAGCCGTTTCAAAATTTGTACCGGCAGATGATTTGATTGTACCGTACTCTGCAAACTCGTTAGAAGATGCAGAAGCTGTGATACACGTCATAAAAATTTCTGAAAACGAATTAAGAAAACAACAAGTCTCAGGTTTTTACAGAGATATAGATTTAGGAAATCCACCTGTTACAGAAAATCAATTACAAGATAAAAAATTAGAACTTGAAGGAATTTCTAAAGATGGCCAAGAAGATCAATTCGTGTTGTATGAAATACATACTAATTTAGATTTAGATGGTTACGAAGATATGGATGCAAATGGTAATCCAACAGGAATTAAACTTCCATATGTAGTTACAGTTGCTCAAGCAGGAAACAAAGTTTTATCTATCAGAAGAAATTACAAACAAGAAGATTCAAAGAAAAACAAAATAAATTATTTTGTACAATTTAAATTTTTACCTGGTACAGGTTTTTATGGTTTTGGTTTAATCCATATGATTGGTGGTTTAACTAGAACAGCTACAGCTGCATTAAGACAATTGTTAGATGCAGGAACTTTAGCAAACTTACCAGCTGGTTTTAAATCTAGAGGTATCAGAGTCAGAGATGACGCTCAACCTTTACAACCTGGTGAGTTTAGAGATGTAGATGCACCTGGAGGAAATATTAAAGATCAGTTTATGACTTTACCTTTTAAAGGACCAGATGCAACATTACTTCAATTGATGGGTGTTGTAGTATCTGCAGGTCAAAGATTTGCAGCGATATCTGATATGCAAGTTGGTGATATGAATCAACAAGCTGCAGTTGGAACTACAGTTGCATTGTTAGAACGTGGCTCAAGAGTTATGTCTGCAATTCACAAAAGATTGTATGTAGGTCTAAGACAAGAATTTAAATTATTAGCAGAAGTATTTAAAACTTATTTACCACCAGTTTATCCTTACGATGTACCTGGTGCAAGACGAGAAATTAAAGTACAAGATTTTGACGAACGGGTAGATATTTTACCTGTTGCCGATCCAAATATCTTTAGTCAAACACAAAGAATTAGTTTGGCTCAAAGTCAATTACAACTAGCGCAATCAAATCCTCAGATACATAATCTGTATCAAGCATATAGATCTATGTATGACGCGCTGGGTGTAAAAAATGTTAATTCTATTTTGCCACCACCGGCACAACCAACACCGATGGACCCTGCATTAGAGCATATTATGGCAATGTCACAAAAACCTTTTCAAGCTTTTCCTGGTCAAGACCACAAAGCGCACATCGATGCTCACTTAAATTTTATGAGATTGAATATGGTACAAAATAATCCACTCGTAATGGCATCGATACAGAAAAATATATTAGAACACATAAGTTTAATGGCACAAGAGCAAGTACAATTAGAATTTGTAGAAGAATTACAAGAGTTACAAATGATTCAACAACAAATGGGAGCTATAAATCCTGCAATGATGCAAGGAATGATGCAAAATCCACAAGTTATGCAGCAACAACAACGTGTCCAACAGATAACTAACCAAATTGAATCTAGAAAAGCGCAGTTAATAGCTGAAATGCAAGAAGATTACGCTAAAGAAGAGGAAAAAATTACTGGTGAGTTTGCTGGTGACCCATTATTGAAGATAAAATCAAGAGAAGTTGACCTAAGAGCGATGGAAAATGAAAGAAAAGAGGAAGAAGGTCAAGAAAGATTGAATTTAGACAAAATGAAGGCAATGATGAACCAAGAAAATCAAGAAGCGAAGCTAGAACAGAACGAACAACTAGCTAATCTACGTGCTGGTGTGTCATTAGCTAAACAACAGATGTCTGATGCAAGTAAGATACACGATTTCGGTAGAAACTTTCCGAAAAAATAGGTATAAATCAACTTAAGGAGTAAACTATGGATAAAAAAGTTAAAGAACCTAAAGTTACAAAAGAGTTAGGGCTGAACAAAGACGGATACCAAAATGGTGGCGTTGAAATTCAAGCAACTGACCCTATGGAATCACAGGTTGTTGACGTTAGAGGCACAAAAAGAATGCGTCCTGACAAAAAACCTGTAAAAGCAACTTGGTATTAATTTATGGCTTGGTTCGGTTTAGCAAAAATTGCTTTGCAAGCTGGCACGCACATTTTTAAGAAACGTCAAGAGACGAAGATGGCGATGGCAGATGCACAGCATATGCACGCACAAAAAATGGCTCAAGGCCAGGAAGCTTACCAAGGTAAACTCCTAGAAGCCCGTCAATCTGACTGGAAGGACGAGGCAGTTTTATTAATTCTCTCGGCGCCCATAGTGGTGCTGGCGTGGGCAGTTGTGAGTGACGATCCGACTGCGATGGACAAGGTTAAATTGTTCTTCGAATACTTCTCGTCATTGCCGTCGTGGTTTACAAATTTGTGGATCCTTGTCGTGGCGTCAATTTACGGAATCAAGGGGACACAAATATTTAGGAACGGAGGAAAAAAATAATGCCTAATAGACGATTCAATACACAAGTAGCTAACCCTATGAAATCTGGTGGCAGAGTTGCTAAAAGAGGTGGTGGTATGTCAACAGCTAGAAAAGATATGAAATCTGGTTATTACAAAGATGATATGGGTATGAAGGGTGGTGCTATGTACAAAAAAGGTGGTTCTGTTAAAAAGAAAAAACAGGGTTACAAAGATAGAAAAGACGAATCTATCGCTATGAGAATCAGAAAGAAAAGAACGAAGAAGCAATTAAAAGCATCTCGTGATGATTCTTACGGAAGATTCGGAAGCAAAGCTAAAAAATCAGGAAAGATAAATAAGTAATGAAAAAAAACTTAAAAAAAGTCCCTACTGGCAAAAAAGGAAAAGGTTTAAAAAAACTTCCTAGAAAAGTCAGAAACAAAATGGGATATATGAAAAAAGGCGGGAGAGTATAATGGCTAAACTTTGTCCAAAAGGAAAGGCTGCTGCGAAGAGAAAATTTAAAGTGTACCCAAGTGCGTACGCTAATATGTATGCATCCAAAGTATGTAAGGGCAAAGTCAGAGCCAGTGCAAAGAATGGTGGTTTCATTGCAAGGGGTTGTGGTAAAATAATGTCTAACAGACGAAAGAAAACAAAGATTGCATAATGGGCGATTTGAAGAAATGGGTGGATCAAAAATGGGTAGATATTGGAGCGCCAAAAAAGGATGGAAAATATCAACCTTGTGGAAGAAAATCTGCCAAAGGTTCAAAAAGAAAATACCCAAAATGCGTTCCACTTGCAAAAGCCACACGGATGACAAAGTCGCAAAAGGCGAGTGCTGTCAGACGAAAAAGAGCTGCAGGTAATCCTGGTGGCAAACCAACAAATGTTGCTACATTTGCAAAACGTAAAAAAATGAGTATGGGAGGTATAGTATGAGAAAAAGAGATAATATGCCTGCCAGAAACAAAAAAAACTTTAGACCTACAAAGTCTGGAGCAGGTATGACACGAGCCGGTGTCGCTGCCTATAGAAGAAAAAATCCCGGCTCAAAACTAAAAACAGCCGTGACCGGTAAAGTTAAGAAGGGGTCCGCTGCCGCTAAAAGGCGAAAATCGTACTGCGCTAGAAGTGCAGGACAAATGAAAAAATTTCCTAAAGCAGCAAAAGATCCTAATTCTAGACTACGTCAGGCTAGAAGAAGATGGAAGTGCTAGATCGATTTATTTATAATTGTTTTGCTAAACTTGATGATGCGATTTCTTTCGTAGAAACTTATGTTATCAAAATGACTGAGTGGTGTTGGCAAACAAGAGTAAAGCTTTTAAAGAAAAGGAGAAAAAAATGAGAAGAGCAATTCTACAAGCATTAGAAGATAGATATAATGCACAAATATCTGAAGCTGATGCAACAATCAAAATCTATTTAGAAAGTTCTGTTGGTATTGGAGAACACCCACAACACATTGATGAAGTGGACAAACAAATAGAAAAGATTGCTAATGCACAAGAAAAACTAAAGGAACTACAAGTGTATAAATTATGATAGATGAACTTATATTAATAGAAAAACTTAAGAAACGTATAAACGCTACTGTTCAACAAATTGGAGATTCAATGATGAGTGGTGGTGTTGACAGTATGGAAAAATACAAGTATATGTTAGGGCAAGCACACGCTTATCAATTAATAACACAGGAAATCTCTAACCTGCTAAAAAAAGATGAAAAGGAGCAAAATGACGGAAACGTTATCGACATCAAAGGAAATACCAAAAACTAGACTAGCTCTAGAAGAAAAGTATAAAAACGAACCTAAAGAACCACACGCAAAAAGATTAGATCCAGAAAACATAAAGGAAATGGTAAGTCAATTACCAGAGCCAGTTGGATATAGACTTTTAGTTTTACCTTTTACACCAAAAGAAAAAACTAAAGGTGGAATATTATTTTCTCAAGAACAATTAGACAAAGCTAGAATCGCAACTACTTGTGGCTATGTTTTAAAAATGGGAGATCTTGCATACAAGGACAAAGATAAATTTGATAAACCTTGGTGTAAAATAGGAGATTGGGTTATGTTCGCCAGATATGCTGGTGCACGTTTGCCGATTGAAGGTGGAGAAGTGCGAATACTAAACGATGATGAAGTGTTAGGGACCATAGGTGATCCTGAATCAGTTCTTCATTACATTTAACATAGGAAGGAACTATGCCAACAGAAAATGCAAAACCATCAGAAGAATTAATTGATGTCGGCGAAACAGTCGGAGCTGAAATTAATTTAGATGATAAAGGTGTACCTGAAAAGGTAGAAGAAGTAAAAGAAGAGAAGATTGAAGTAGAGCAAGTTGAAACTCCCGCAGAAGATAAAACTTTTGAAAACGAGAGAGAAACTAAACTTGAAAAAAAAGAAGAAAAGGATGAGTTAAAAGAATATAGTGAAGGCGTTCAAAAACGTATTGCTAAATTAACTCGTAAGATGAGAGAAGCTGAAAGACAAAAAGAAGAAGCTTTAGCTTATGCTCAATCTGTTAAAAATACCAATGCTGAAATGGAAGGTAGACTATCTAAAATAGATAGTTCTTATGTTTCTGAATTTGAAAGCAGAGTTAAGACTAGTATGGCAGCTGCTAAACTAGCTCTTAAAAATGCAATTGAGTCACAAGATGTAGAAGCACAAATTGCTGCACAACAGCAATTAGCTGCGTTAACTTTAGATGAGGCAAGACTCAATAACATAAAAGTTGCTAATGAGAACAAACCAAAGGCCGAGGAGAAACAAGTTAATATTAATCCTCAACAGTATCAGCAACCTCAACAACAGTCTGATCCTAGAGCCGAAGAATGGGCATCTAGAAACACTTGGTTTGGTAATGATTCAGCAATGACATATACCGCGTTTGACATACATAAAAAGCTTGTTGAACAAGAGGGATATGACCCTAAATCAGATGAATATTATGCAGAAGTTGACAAAAGAATAAGGGTTGAATTTCCGCATAAATTTGATAAGGTAGAAGATAACACTGCAGAAAGAGCAAAACCTGCTCAGAATGTAGCTTCGGCTAGACGTTCAGCCTCGACAAATAAAGGACGCAAAACTGTCAAGCTCACACCTTCACAGGTAGCAATCGCTAAAAGATTAGGTGTGCCACTAGAAGAATATGCGAAACAATTAAATATCACGGAAGGAGTATAGGCATATGGAAAACGAAAAAATAAAAACTTCACGTGCGAGTCAGACTAGAGCGAAAGCTGAAACTAAAAAAGTTTGGACTCCACCCAACTCACTTGATGCACCACCAGCGCCAACTGGATATAGACATCAATGGATTAGAGCCGAGATTCTCGGCCAACAGGACACTAAAAATGTAGCGTCCTCTTTGAGAGAAGGTTATGAATTGGTAAGAGCCGATGAATATCCTGACTCAAATTTTCCAGAGATGACTGAAGGCAGATACGCTGGAGTCATAGGAGTGGGAGGCCTTTTGCTGGCAAGGATACCAGAAGAGATCGCGCTTCAAATCGATGCTTATTATAAAAAGCAAAACGAGGCTAAAGAAGAAGCAGTTAATAACGATCTTTTGAAGGAACAGCACCCAAGTATGAAATTCAGTAATGAATCTAATACTCGTGTAACCTTCGGTGGTACAAAGAAAAGTTAATCTTTTAACGATTCCTACCCAACGAATAAATTAACTTATAAAGGAAAACAACTATGGCAAATGCAAGTACAACTGGATTTGGTTTAAGAGCTGTAATGACTGTTGGAAATACTCCAGCAACTTCAGGACAGTCTGAATACAAAATCCAAACAGCACCAGGTGTAGCTTCAAACAAGGGTGATCCAATGAACGTGCAAGACGCAGGTAATCAAGGTTTCATTCAAGATGTTGCATTCACATTGTTAGATAATGGTGGCGTAGGCGGAACAGCCTGGTCAACAGCAGGCGGTAACGCAGAACCCGGCTGTATTGGAGTTTTCAACGGAGCTTTTTTCATAAACTCTAATGGAAAACCAACTTTCTCAAACAATGTTGTGGCAGCACAAGCAACATCAGTAGACTACAACACTGGTTCAAATGACATAATTGCGTTCGTTAACGACAATCCTAATCAGGAATATGTTGTTAAAGCTGACGCTGCAGTAACTCAAGCAATGCTTGGAGCTGCGAATGCAATGAATATGAACAACTACACAGCGACAGATAACAAAGATGGCCAATCGGTCTCTACGTTAGATGTAGCTTCGGCGAGTACAACTGCACAATTTAGATTAGTAAGAAGTGCTGAAGATCCTGAAAACAAAGATCTTACAGCGCCTGGTGCTAATATTATCGTGTCGTTCTTACCGTCAAGTATGCTGTACAATTAATAACAAATAGGAGTATATAACTATGGCAATATCAAGAGCACAACTAGTTAAAGAACTAGAGCCTGGTCTAAATGCACTATTTGGACTAGAGTACAAACAATACGCTGATGAGTGGTCTGAGATTTTTGAAACAGAAACATCTGACAGAGCTTTTGAAGAAGAAGTAATGTTAGCTGGTTTCTCAAACGCGGCAGTTAAACCTGAAGGACAAGGTGTAACTTTCGACGACGCTCAGGAAACTTTCACAGCGAGATACACTAACGAAACGATCGCATTAGCGTTCGCAATCACAGAAGAAGCTATCGAAGATAACTTGTATGACAGACTTGCGTCTAGATATACAAAAGCTTTAGCAAGATCTATGGCGAGCACTAAGAACATCAAAGGCGCGGCAGTATTAAACAACGCGTTTGACGCTACTTTTGCTGGTGGAGATGGTAAGGAGCTTTGCGCTACTGACCACCCTACATTAGCTGGTACATTTTCAAACGAATTGTCAACAGCTGCTGAGTTGAACGAAACTTCATTAGAACAGTCGTTGATTGACATCGCGGCTCTTACTGATGAAAGAGGCCTAAAAATTGCAGCACAAGGAACTAAATTAATTATTCCTTCTGCTTTACAATTTACTGCTGACAGACTTATGAAGTCTGCTGGTAGAACAGGCACTGCTGATAACGATATCAACGCAATCAGAAATATGGGAATGATTCCGCAAGGATACTCAGTTAACCATTATCTGACTTCTGCGAAGAAATTCTTTATTATGACAGATGTTCCTAACGGTCTAAAACACTTCAACAGATCACCTATCAAAACTTCAATGGAAGGTGACTTTGATACTGGAAACGTTAGATACAAAGCGAGAGAAAGATATGTATTTGGATTCTCTGATCCAAGAGGTATCTTTGGTTCAAACGCTACGTAATCAATAATTTTAAAGGGGCCGACACAATTCGGCCCCTTTTTATATATAGGGTGAGAAAATGACTAAATTCCTCGTAAATATCTGGGCCTACGACCATCACGCAAAATTTGAAGTAGAGTCTGAAGACAATCCAAAATCACTAGAACAATCCATAGTTGACAAACTAGGGGAAAATGTTATAAAGTGGGAAAACCTTGGAATATCTTATGATAACAAGGTTAACAGAATAACCTATGAGGAGGTTATAGATGATACAAGACCTATACAAACAAAAAAGGTCCTTGGAGTTGAAGTGGGAACAGGAGCATCTATCTGAAGGTAGATACACTCTTGAGATGGTCAGAATCGACGATAAAGTCAGAGAGATCATCACTAAAATAAAGCTGGAAGAAGCAGCAATTGCTCACAAACAAAATACCGTAGAAGGTATTGCTCCACAAGTTTCAGTAGCTACTTAATAAAAAGCTACATCGTAAAAACATCATTTACATTACAGGCTCTCTTGCGCTCTACTAAAATGTATTGTATAAAAGACACACTATACAATTAATTAGAACATAGACGCGTATAGTCGACGGCCTAGAGACTATGTTCGGAAAACTAGGAGGATATAATTATGGCTTCAACTACATTTTCGGGACCGATTAAAGCGGGAACGATAGCAAACACAACTGGTTCAACTGTTGGTGATAACGTTAAAAACGTTGGATTTGTTAAGATGGCACAAACTGCATCTTGGACACAATCTACAACTGCAGCTGATACTGGAATTGTAATTCCTGCAAATTCACAAATCGTGGAAGTAAGAATTTACATCACAACTGCGTGCGATGCAGCTAACATAAGTGTTGGCACAAGTGCAACTTCAACTGAATTATTTACAGCATTAGCAGCTGGAACAGCAGCTAATGTTATCAAATTTGGTTCAGGTGGAACTATTACAGATGCTGATACTTGGGTTGACATTGGATCAAGTGACTTACCAATCTTTATTGATTTTAGCGCCGGTACAAGCGGAGTTGGTAATATTACAGTTGAATATATTCAAAATATAAACAACGCATAATAATTAATTTAGTGTGGGCTTCGGCCCACACATAATTTTAGGAGAAAATTAATGAGCACATATCCAGTAGATATAAAAGCCAAAAGAATAACAAGCACCGCGGCTAATCAAGAAGTTTTTGCTGGTCCTGGAAGATTTTTAGGATTTTCTGCAAACTGCACGGCAGGAGCAGGAACAATTACTTTAGAAGATAATGGTTCAGCTTTAGCAGTGTTTGGGACTCCTGATGGCTCTTCATCGCCTATGGTTTACAACGCTACGTTTCCTGGAACAGGAATTAAAGCGAGCACTAAATTAACCGTGACATTGGGAACTATTGCTGACGTAACATTTTACTTCGGCTAGGAGATTTAAGTGGCTACAATTACTTATACAGTCACTGTAGCAAGTGGCACGACACAATATGGAACCGGTAATAGATTTTATATTAACGGTGAGTTAGCACCTGTCTTGTATTTACAAGAAGGTAATACTTATATTTTTGATTTATCAGATACAACAAATGATACTCACCAATTAGCTTTTTCTACAAACCCAAATAACTCACCGACAGCAGCTTATACAACTGGTGTAACTACAACTGGAACACCTGGAACAACTGGTGCAAAAGTAACTATAGTTGTTGCTCCTGTTAAAAAAACTGGTGCACCTGTATTATTTTATTATTGTACAGCTCACGCTGGTATGGGTAATGCTGCACAAACTATTTCACCAACTTCTGGTGAAGCAGAGTTTAATCCACAAATAGATGAAATTATAGAAGAAGCTTTTGAAAGAACAGGAGTTCAAGGAGCTAGAACAGGATATCAATTAAGATCTGCAAGACGTTCTTTAAATATAATGTTTCAAGAATGGGCCAACAGAGGTGTTCATTTATGGAAAGTAAAACTAGCTAAAGTACCTTTAGTAGAAGGACAAGCAGAATATAGTTTTGCAACAGACTCAGAAAATTTTCCAAAAGATGTAGACTCTATATTAGAAGCGTATTACAGAAATAACTCTGATGCAACTGCACCAGCTGATATTTCATTAACTAAAATAGATAGATCTCAATATTCTGCAACACCAAACAAATTAGCTAAAGGCACACCATCACAATATTATGTAGAAAGAAAATTAAACCCAAGTGTATTTTTATATACAACACCAAGTTCAAGTGTATCTAGCACAACAACACCAACTAATTTTCAATTTTGTTTTTATTATTTAGCAAAAATTCAAGACGCAGGTTCTTATAATTATACATCAGATATAGTTAATAGATTTTATCCTTGTATGATGTCAGGACTTGCATATTATTTAAGTCAAAAATATTCACCAACTATGAGTCAAGAGTTGGAAAGAAGATATGAAAGTGAATTGTTAAGAGCACTTGATGCAGACAATCAAGGCACTTCTACTTTTATTTCACCGCAAACATTTTATGGAGATGGAGTATAATGGGTAAGTACGCATCAGGAAAATATGCATATGCTATTTCAGATAGATCAGGATTAAAATTTCCGTATGATGAAATGGTAAGAGAATGGAATGGATCTTTAGTTCACACATCGGAGTTTGAACCAAAGCAACCACAATTAGAACCAAAACCAGTTGGCTCTGATCCACAGGCTTTGTTTAATCCAAGACCACAACCAGCATCTAAAACAAGTTTAACTTTATTAGGACCTAATCCATTTACAAGTGTTCTTATAACTAGTGGACCGAGTCAAGGAACTTATATGAATGTTTTTTCACCAAATCATCAAAGGGCTGCAGGATCAATTGTAAGATTTAGAGGACCACCTCTTGTAACTTCTGCAGGTCCAGGTGGAGCTGATGCTGATGATATAAAAAATTTACAACAATTTGCAACTATTCCAGATGTTGATGCTCGAAGTGGTTTAAGTAGAGCAACTGGTTATACAATTCAATTAGGTCAAATAGATTCTACAGGGGCTGTTACAGGAGCAACAACAACAGATCCTTTAACAAATCCTATAAATTATTTTTATATATCACTTGGTCTTTCAATAGCGGGAACTGTAGGCGGTGTATCAGGTGGCGGAGAAAACTGTTCTGCAGGACCAGTAACATTAGGAGTAGTAAACGCATAATGGCATACACTTTAGATAATTTAAGAACTGATATTAGAAACTACACAGAGGTAGGTAGTAATGTTTTATCTGACACTGTGTTAGAAAGATTAATTAAAAATGCAGAACTAAAAATACACAGAGCAATCGATACAGATCAAAGTGTATTTTATGCTACATCAAATTTAATTATTAATAATAGATATGTAACTATTCCTGCTGATTTAAGATTTATTAGATATGTGCAACTTACAAATTCTGATGGTGAGCAGTTCTTTTTAGAACAAAGAGATACTAGTTTTATGGCAGAATATTATTCTACACCAGGTACAAATTCTGTAGATATTCCTAAATATTATGCAAATTGGGATGAAGAATTTTGGGTAGTAGCCCCAACACCTGATAGAACTTACGATATTACATTAGCTTATGACAAAGAGCCGCCAACAATTACGACTGAAACAGGTGGCACATATTTGTCAAATAAATATTCAGACTTGCTTTTATACGCGTGTTTGGTAAATGCATATGGGTACTTGAAAGGACCGCAGGATATGTTACAATACTATCAGGGCGAATATAGTCAAGCTCTAGAAACGTATGCTCTCGAGCAAATCGGGAACAGACGCAGAGACGAATATCAAGATGGTGAAGTTCGGGCTCAACTTAACGTCAAATCACCATCAAGTTATGGAAAATAAATAGGAGAAAATAAAAATGACAAACGTAGTACCTTACTCATTCGCACAAGAATTGTTAAAAGGAAACCACGATTTCATAAACGACACTATTAAAATAGCGTTGTACAGTGCAGGGTCAGGAGCACCTTATACTGTAAACAGCACTCAATATACTTCAGGAACAGCTAACCAAGTTAGTGGAACTGGATATACAACTGGTGGAAATACTTTAGGAAGTCCTGTTGTTGCTAACCAAACAAATGTTGCAACTTTGACTTTTGCTCAATCGCAATGGACATCAGCAACTTTTGGTGCAGCTTATGGAGTTATATATAACAGTTCAGATTCTGATAAGTTGGTCGTTGTTCTAGATTTCGGTGGAACTAAATCTTGTTCGAACGGAACATTTACAATCACGTTCCCAAGTACAAGTTCAGGTTCACCTGCTGGAACAGATTCGCTTATTAGTATAACATCGTAATAGGAGAATAAATGGCTTTGGTTATAAATGACAGAGTAAAAGAAAACAGTACAACATCTGGTACAGGTAACATTACACTTGCGGGTATTGCACCTGGACAAGGTAATGTAACTTTTGCAAGTGGTATTGGAACTTCTAATACTACTTATTATTGTATTTTTGAACAAGGCACAAACACGTTTGAAATAGGTTTAGGAACTTTATCAGGTTCTACGACTTTGGAGAGAACAACAGTTATTAATAACTCTTCAGGCAATACATCTAAAATAAGTTTTACAGGCGGAACATTAGATGTATTTTGTACAATGCCTGCAGCAAAAACGGTTTATCTCGATGCGTCAGGTACACCAGTAGGAGCAGCAAGTAATGGTTTTGCACTAGCAATGGCCGTTGCGTTATAAATAGGAAAAAAATATGGCACAAGATTTTAGAAACGCACTATTTAGAGAAATTGGAACATCAGACCAAGCTTTGTTAGCAGGTGGTAATTACGATGCAGTAATTGGTATTAGATGTTGTAATATTTTAACATCAACTATTGCTGTTGACGTTAAAATTGCAAAAGGCGGAGCTGATTACTTTTTAGCAAAAGGAGTTAGTATTCCACCAAATTCTGCTATTGAATTAATTCAAGGTGGAGCAAAAATTGTTTTAGATAGTACAAATACGTTAGAAGCAGTTTCAGATACGGCTAGTAGTTTAGATGTTACTGTTTCTTACATTGACACAATTAGTTCGTAGGAGGAATTATGACGGCAATAATAAATGGAATCCAATACATTGGAGGGCAGACTTCTCCAGATGAATTTATAAAAAATCAAGCAGGTACGATTGATGGTACACAAACTGTTGAGAATGGTGTTCTTGCAGGACCTATTACAGTACCTGGTACAATAACAGTAACGGGGACTTTAGTAATAGTATAATGAGTGAAGTAAAAGTAAATAAAATAAGCCCAAGATCCGGAACAGCTTTTACTCTAGGCGACAGCGGAGATACATTTACAGTTCCAACTGGTGCTGGATTAACAGTTACAGATGAAGTTAAAACAAATAAAATTTCTCCAGCTACAGGAACAGCTTTTACTTTAGGAGATTCAGGAGACACATTTACAATACCCGCGGGTGCAACAATAACAAATTCTGGAACAGCTACAGGATTTGGTGGTGGTAAAATAAATCAAGTAGTTACAACTACAAAAACTGATACTTGGTCTCAATCTACATCTGGAAACACATTCTATAACCCAACAGGTTTTAGTAGAACAATTACACCAACTGCAACATCTAGTAAAATTTTAATTATGACTACTGCTTCTTTTTCAGGAACTACAAATTATGAAATGGCTGGAAAACTTATTAGAACAGTGGGTGGATCTGATACAGAACTTTTAATAGGAGATGCAGCTGGCAGTAGAGCAAGAACATTTATGTCAAAAAGAACAAATGAAGCTCAAGATTTTGCAAACTTTAGTATGACTTTTTTAGATAGTCCAAGCACAACATCAGAAATAACTTATAAAGTTATGGGTGCTACTGAAAGTTCAGCAACTCTTTATTTAAACAGAGGAGCAAATGATACTGATAATAGTGGAGAGTGGAGAGCAGCATCTAATATAGTTTGTATGGAGGTATTAGCGTAATGGATTTACATAAAGCAATTAGAGCTATACATAATTCAGTTACTACTATAAATGGTTCTAATCAGAACAATATTGTTGCAACAGATATTAATGGAAATAATGTTGCTATTGATTGGACTCAAGTTAATGCTTGGACAGATCCAGATCAATATAAAATTAATAGAGCAGCCGAATATCCAAGTATAAAAGACCAACTTGACGACATCTATCACAATGGAATAGATGGTTGGAAAGCTACAATTAAAATAACAAAGGACAAATATCCAAAGGAATAATAAATGACTAGTATAATAAAAGTAGATACAGTTCAGGATACAGACGGTAATAATATTATTAATGAAAATGCTAATACTATTACTATCGGAGCTTCTGGTGATACAATAACAATTCCTGCTGGAGCAACGATTACAAACAATGGAACAGCAAATAATTTTGGAAGAACAGGAGCTGTTGATTGGCAAACTGGTTCTATAAAAACTTCAACTTTTACCGCAGCTAATGGAGAAGGTTATTTTGTAAATGCAAGTGGTTCAATAACTATGAATTTACCAGCAGGTTCTGTTGGAGCAATCGTAGGTGTTAAAGACTATGCAGATAATTTTGCAACTCACCCTTTTACTATTTCAGCAAATGGATCTGAAAAAATTAATGGAGTTGCAGAAGATATAAATTTAACTAATGATGGTATATCATTAACTTTAGTTTATGTAGACGCAACTAAAGGATGGTTAGTTGTAAATGATGGAGATCAAAGCAATGCACCTCAAGGTTATGAAGTAGAGGCGTTGGTTATTGCTGGTGGTGGTGGAGGTGGTGCTATTGGTAATGGTGGCGGAAACCACGCTAAAGGTGGAGGCGGTGGTGGCGCTGGAGGCTATAGAACTTCTACTCAATTGATGGGCGCAGGAGTTACTTTAACTGTAACAATTGGAGATGGTGGAGCAGGTGGTGTTGACGGAAGTGGATCACCCGCAGGTGAAGGTGCTAGTGGTGTTGCATCATCTGTATCTGGAACAGGATATACAACAATAAGTAGTGCAGGTGGTGGAAGAGGTGGAACAGAATCAGGCAATGGGACAGCCGGTGGATCTGGTGGTGGTGCTGGTGGACAAAATGATGGTTCAGGTATCGCTTATGCAGGCGGTGCTGGTGATACACCAGCTACAACTCCTGCTCAAGGAAACGATGGCGGAAATGGTAATTCTGCAACTACATCTGCTGGTGGTGGAGGAGGTGGAGCAGGACAAGCTGGACAGAGTGCTGTGAGTCTTACACAGGGTGGTAAAGGTGGAGACGGAAGTGCTTCTTCTATATCAGGAACATCAGTTACTCGTGGTGGCGGTGGTGGTGCTGGTGGTCAAACCGGTGGACAACAAGGTGCAGGTGGTTCAGGTGGTGGCGGAGCTGGAGGAGATCAAACAGCAGGACAAGCTGGAACAGTAAACACTGGCGGCGGTGGTGGAGCTGGTGGAGGAAGTGGAAATACACATAATGGTGGAGCAGGAGGAAAAGGCGTTGTAATTTTATCAGTACCAACTGGAAATTATTCTAGTACAACAACAGGATCACCAACAGTTTCAATAAGTGGAAGTAAAACAGTTATGGTATTTAATAGTTCGGGGAGTTACACAACATAATGGCAACGTTCGCAAAAATAGGATTAAATGGTGAAGTTTTAGAAGTTGTTGCTGTTGATAATTCAGTAATTACAGATTCTAATGGAATCGAACAAGAAAAATTAGGAGTTAATTTTTTAACAGAACAAACTAATTGGCCAATTTGGAAAAAAACATCTTTTAATACTTTAAAAGGAGACCACTTATTAGGTGGTACACCTTTTAGAAAAAACCACGCTGGTATTGGTTTTAAATATGATAGTGACAGAGATGCTTTTATTCCACCTAAACCAGATTTATTTCCATCGTGGATTATAGATGAAGATACTTGTGTGTGGAAAGCACCGGTGGTAAAACCAGATGATGGGCAAAAATATTTATGGAACGAAGAAACAAAACAATGGGATTTAGATGAGTAAAATAGAAGTAGATGCAATAGATAAACAAAGTGGTTCAACCTTAACTTTAGGTGGTTCCGGTACTGCAGTTACACTTGCAAGTGGCGCTACTCAATCAGGTTTTGGTAGAGCTGGGTCAGTTAATTGGCAATCCTCAATTAAAACAGGAGATTTTACAGCAGTATCAGGAGAGGGATATTTTGTAAACACAACAAGTGGAACGATAACAGCAACTCTACCCTCATCTCCAAGTGCTGGAGATATAGTAGCTTTTAAAGACTATGCAAATACATTTGATACACACAGATTAAATATAGGTAGAAATGGTTCACCGATTGGTGGTGTAGCTGCTGATTCAGCATTAAGCACTGAAGGTATCGCAGTTACTTTAGTTTATGCAGACGCTACAAAAGGTTGGTTAGTAACAGAATCAGGTTTACAAAATGAAGCTCCTGAACCAGGTTATAATATAGAAATGTTAGTTATTGCTGGTGGTGGTGGCGGTTCTTCTGCTGGAAATGGTGGTGGTAATCACTGCTATGGCGGTGGAGGCGGTGGAGCCGGAGGCTATCGAACTTCTACTCAAGAAACATCTGGAGCAGGAGTTGTAATTACAGTAACAGTTGGAGATGGTGGATCTGCAGGAATTGAAGGTGGTGGATCACCTGCTGGAACAGGAACTGAAGGATCTGCTAGTTCAATAAGCGGAACAGGATTTACAACCATCGAATCTGCTGGTGGCGGTAAAGGTGGAACAGAAACAGTTGATGGAACAAATGGTGGCTCTGGTGGTGGCGGAGGTGGATTAAATGGTGGTACTGGCGGCACGGGCGGTACTGGTAATAGTCCAGCTACAAGTCCCGCTCAAGGAAGTGATGGAGGAGATGGTTGGAATGGTTCTCCAAGTATTGGCGCTGGTGGTGGCGGAGGTGGAGCAACAGCAGTAGGTGCTGATGTTGCAGCTCAAGCCGTAGGTGGTAATGGTGGTGCTGGAACAGCTTCTTCAATAACAGGTTCATCCGTAACTCGTGGTGGTGGCGGAGGTGGTGGAGGAAATACTCAAAAATCACCGGGTTCAGCTGGATCTGGAGGTGCCGGAGGTGGTGCTGCTGGAGGTGCTCCAGGAGATGCGCCCGCTGCAGGAACTGCAAATACCGGTGGTGGCGGTGGAGGTGGTGGCTCTGATAATTCAGGGGCTACTATTGGAGATGGTACAGCAGGAGGAAAAGGTGTAGTTATTTTAAGTATGCCCGATGCAAATTACAGTGGTACAACAACAGGAAGCCCAACAGTTGCTACAGGAGTTAGTGGTAAAACAGTATTAACATTTAATAGTTCAGGGAGTTACACAACATAATGGCAAGTTTTGCAAAGCTAGGATTAAACGGAAAAGTTTTAAGTGTTGTTGCTGTAAACAACAACATTTTATTAGATTCTCAAAATGTTGAACAAGAACAAAAAGGAATTGATTTTTTAACAGAACACACTGATTGGCCTATTTGGGCACAATGTTCTTATAATACTTCAGAAGGCGTGCATTTATTAGGTGGCACACCATTTAGAAAAAATTTTCCAGGAGTAGGTTATAAATATGATGAAGATAAAAATGCCTTTATACCCCCTAAACCATATTCTACTTGGATTTTAGATGAAGATACGTGTACGTGGAAACCACCAGTTGAAAAACCTAATGATGGATTATCTTACACTTGGAATCACAACACTCAGTCTTGGGACCAAGTTGACAATCAAATTTAAATAATATAGTATACTTCGCGGTATGCTTAGAGAACACTCTATAAATAGAAAGAAAAATTTTATTGCAGCTTGGTATGTTGATGATGATCAAAACTGTGATGATTTAATAAACTACTTTGAAAAACATCCTGATACATTTGTAGGTAAGATAGGTCATATTGGTATAGTAAAACCCGATCAAAAAGATTCTACAGACTTATTTGTTACAGATTTTAAACATCCAGTAATAAAAAAATATTTAGAAAATTTAAATAAAGTTCTTCAAGAATATAAAAAACTTTATACGTATTGTAGTGAAGATCAAGCTCCTTGGAGTTTAAATAGAACAAAATCATTTAATTTGCAAAGATATTATCCTAATCAGGGCTATCACGCTTGGCATTGTGAAACATTTGATATGAACACTGCTAGTAGACATTTAACTTATATGACATATTTAAATAATGTAAGTGATAAAGGAGAAACAGCTTTTTATTATCAGAATACAAAAATAAAACCTGAAAAAGGTCTTACTGTTATTTGGGGAACTGATTGGACTTTTACTCATAGAGGAATTGCATCTCCTACAGAAACTAAATATATAGCAACAGGACATTATCATTATGATTAAAACTATAGATAATTTTTTATCGATAGAAGATTTTAAAAAATTAAAATCAACTATGTTTGATAATAAACATTTTGCCTGGTATTATAATGATAAAGTTAATGACGAAGATGGAATTACAGAAAACCCAGATAATTATTTATTTACACACGTTTTTTATAACACTTTTAGCAATTCAGATTTTTTTTATTTAATAGAACCTTTTGTTACCAAATTAAATATGGGTTCAATTGTAAAAATAAAAGCAAATTTAATGATGAAAACTACATCACAACAAATATTTAAATTTCATAAGGATTGTCCTTGGGATTTTAAATGGTGGACTGCAATTTTTTATGTAAACACCAACAACGGAAAAACTATTTTTGAAAGAGGTGAAGAAATAGAAAGCCGTGAAAATAGACTAATTCTTTTTGATGGAAGACTAAAACACGCTGGTACAACTAGCACTGATTCTAAAAGAAGAATACTTATAAACTTTAACTACCTCAATAGTGAGATTAAATAATGAAACCACAAATATCATATAGATTTATGGATCCAATATTATACAGCAGCATTAAAGATACTTTAACAGGAGATACATTTTATTGGTTATATCAAGATTACATTAATTTTAGACCATCAAAAGAATTTCATTTTAAAACTGAAATAATAAAAAATTCTAATTTATTAGGTAATCAATTTATAAATTATTTAAGTATGGTTAAGCCTGCACTACAATTAATTCCACATAAAAAAATACATTCTTTATCGTTTAGAATGTTAACAAAAAGAAACAAAAAAACAGAATATGAATTTAATCGATTTAAAATAGATACAAACGTTTTTGTTTTATTTGGAAATAATAGTGATGGAGGTATTAATGTAAATAATGAATTTATTAAAAGTTCTGAAAATACTTCTGTTATGTTTAAAAGTAATGATCAATTTAAATTTGTTTTTCCTGTTAAAGATAAGACAACACCATTTATATTATTAAATTATTCATAATGTTACAAAATATTTTTCAATTAAACATATGGAATATAAATCTTTCTTTAGATTTAGATCAAATAAAAAAAGAAATTAATCAAATTATAAAAAAAGATGAAGGTAGAGTTATAAGTAATCAAGGTGGTTATCAAAGTAATGATGTTAAAATAAAAGAATTTGTTCAATTAAGTTTTTTAAAAGAAATTATTGTAAGAAATACTATTGAATATAAAAAACTTTTAGGTTTAAAAACAAACTCTAGTTTAGATAATTTATGGATAAACATAAATAATTATAAAGATTTTAATATATCTCATATACATCCTAATAGTTGTATTTCAGGAGTATTTTATGTGCAATATTTAAAAGAATCTGGACAAATTGTTTTTGAAAATCCATTAAAAGATTACATAGGTTATGCTTGGGATTCTAAACTTAATGTTTATAATCATAATACAAGTTCTGTCTGGAAAATTATTCCTGAAGAAAATAAACTATTATTATTTCCATCTTTTTTAAGTCATTATGTAGAACCTAATTTAAGCAAGGATAAAAGAATATCTATTTCTTTTAATATATCGTGAATACTCCTGTAATACATTCTCTTTTTCCAATACCCATATACACTATTTCTATGGAAAGAGGATTTACAAAACAAGAATTACAATTTGTAAATGAACAAAAAAAACATTGTTTTAAAAACGAAGGAAATATTAATTCAAAAGATAGTTATATTTTAAATAAAAAACAATTTAAAAATATAAAAAAGTTTTTAGATAAATGTATTAAAAATTATTTAGATACTGTTATATGCCCTGAAAATAAAGTAGAACTTTATATAACTCAATCTTGGTTAAATTATACTGAGACTAATCAATACCATCACAAACACGAACATCCTAATTCTGTAGTGTCTGGTGTGTTATATATTGATGCAGATGAAATTAACGATAAAATACTTTTTACAAGTAATAGGGGATATCAACTTATGTCTCCTAAAATAAATAAGAAAAAATTTAATTTATGGAATTCTGAAACTTGGTGGTTTCCTGTAAAAACAGGTAATTTATTTATGTTTCCTTCATCAACTACTCATCAAGTACAAACAAAACAAGGTAATAATACGAGAATTAGTCTAGCTTTTAATACTTTTTATAAAGGGACTCTAGGAACAAATCGTACTTTAACAGAGTTGATACTATAGAAATATAGTATATAATCTTTAGATGGAGGCTGTGTCACCACCACATACCACGCAGCCTCCTTTTAAGGACATTTATGAATTTAGGATTTGACGCAATATCACAATTTCCCATCTCGCAGGTAGCTGCAGATAATCAAGTTACCATATCAATTAATGGTAACAATTTAACTTTAAGTATTGGACCTGTAATTATAACAGCAGATGCTATTACAGAAGTTCCCGAACCAAATAAATTAACACTTGGTATTGGAACAGTAACAATTGTAGGTACGGCGAATCTTGAAGCGCCTAAAACACCATTGGTTTTAGGAACGGGGAACGTTACAGTATCAGCAGATGCCAATGTTACAGCATCTGGAAACAACTTGATTATAAGATCTGGATCTGTTACAATTGTTGGAACTGCAAGTATATCAGCACCAGCAACTCCACTAACATTAAGAACAGGAGAACCTGGAGTTATTACTTGGAACGAAATTGTACCAGGAGCAACAATGGTTTGGACACCAATTAAACCGTACGGATAATATATGGCATCAACATTTTCAACAGATTTAGCATTAGAACTTGTAGCAACCGGTGAGAAAGCTGGTTTATGGGGAAGTATTACAAATACTAATTTACAAATATTACAGCAATCAGCAACAGGTGTAGTCGATGTACCAATGACATCTGGATCAGATGTTACTTTACTTTTATCAGATGGAGCTACATCAAATGGTAAAAATTTATATTTAAAACTTACTGGTCAAATGGCTGGTAACAATAGTTTAATTATTCCTGCATCAACAACAGGTGGTACAGCAACAAGAGTTTATGTAATTCAAGATGCAACAGACAGAACTACGGCAAACAAATATACATTAAGTATTAAAACAGCTGGATCCTCAAGTCCAATAGCCGTTCCTGTTGGAGCAACTATGTTAATTCATTCTAATGGAACAGATGCAAGATTAGATATTTTACAAAAAGGTAATTTTACGATTACATCTAGTTCTATTACTGCATACACTGCAGTAGCTGGTGATAACTTATTAATAGATACACAAGCAGCTCAAGTTACAATTACATTACCAGCATCTCCTGCTGTGGGCGATGAAGTTAGTATTATGGATGTATCTCCAAGTGGAGGTTTTGCTACTAACAAAGTAACAGTAAACAGAAACAGTCAACCAATCAGAGGTGCTACATCTAATTTAGAACTAGTTGCTAATAATCAATCGATTAAATTAAGATACACTAACGCAACCAAAGGTTGGCAATACGTATATAACGTAACATCATAGGAGTAAAAAATGCCGCTTACGAAAATTAAGTTTGCTCCTGGAATTGACAAACAAGATACAGCAGTCGGAGCAGAAGGTCGTTGGGTTGACTCAGATAATGTAAGATTTAGATATGGCCTACCAGAAAAAGTAGGTGGTTGGCAATCTCTTTTAACAGATACAATTGTTGGTGTAGCTAGAAAACAACACGCATTTGTTGATACTGATGGTAATAGATATGTAGCTATTGGTACAGATAAATTTTTACTTTTATATTTTGAAGGTCAGTTATTTGACATAACTCCTTTACAAACTGCAATCACAGGTGCAACTTTTACTTTTAATGGAACAACAACTGTAACTTTAACAACATCAGCAGACCACGGAATTGCTGTTGGAGATATAATAAGATTAAGTGCAACAACTTTACCAGGTGGTACAACAGGTGTAACCACGGCAACTTTTGATGATACAAACTTTCAAGTTTTATCAGTTCCAACTTCTACAACTTTAACTATACAAGCAGCAACTGCAGGTTCTGCATCTAGTGGTGGTTCGGTAACTATTACTCCTTATGAGGTAGTAGGTCCTGCTGCACAATCTTATGGTTATGGATTTGGTATTGGAAACTATGGCGGAACAATTACCGGTGTTGTACAAACAGAATTAGATGGATCGTTAAACGCGGACACTGCTGGTACAGGTGGATCAGGGACCGCGGTTACAGTAGACTCAACAACTGGTTTTCCTACTGCAGGAACTATTTTAGTAGGTAGTGAATTAATTACATATACATCGAAAAGTTCTACACAATTTTTAGGTATTACTAGAGGTACAAATGGAACAGCAACATTTGGCACATCAAACGGACAAGCTCACTCAACAAATGCAACGGTGCAAAATGCAACTGACTTTACAGGATTTGGTAGTGCAGTACAGGCATCGACTGTAACTCTTGAGCCGGGTCTTTGGTCCTTAAGTAATTTTGGTGAAGTTCTTGTTGCAACAATTGCAAATGGTAAAACGTTTACTTGGAATGCTGGAGCAGCTAATCCAACAGGAGTTAGAGCATCAACATCAACAGCTGGTTTTGCAACAACAAACAATCCAACTGCAACTAGAGTTACTTTAATATCACCAACAACACGTCACTTAATTCACTTTGGTACAGAGTTAACAATAGGCTCACCAACTACACAAGACGATATGCTTATAAGATTTTCTGTCGATGAAGATATAAATGATTATACACCTGAAGCAACTAACACTGCAGGTACACAAAGACTACAAGATGGTACAAAAATTATGGGTGCATTAGTTGCAAAAGAAAATATTCTAGTGTGGACTGATAATGCATTGTATGCAATGAAATTTGTAGGTGCGCCATTTACATTTGGATTTGAACAAGTAGGTACAAACTGTGGACTTATTGGTAAAAATTCAGCAATAGAAATTGATGGTGTTGCATATTGGATGGGTAATAATGGTTTCTTCTCGTTTGATGGTACGGTTAATACTTTACCTTGTTCTGTTGAAGATTTTGTTTACGATGATATTGATACTACAAAAGGACAACAAGTATGTGCAGGTATAAATAATCTATTTACAGAAGTTGTTTGGTGGTATCCAACCGCAAGTGCTACATTTAATAATAGATATGTAGTTTATAATTACGGACAAGATAATGCTAATTTACCTATGGGTAACTGGTACACAGGTACAAATACAAATTCTATAAGAACAACTTGGATTGACTCACTAGTATATCCAAAACCATATGCTACAGCATATAATAGTTCTAACACAGGAACGTTTCCTGTTATTCAAGGTGAAACAGGTTTAGGACAAACTGTATTCTTTGAACACGAAATAGGAACCGATCAAATTAATCCAGATGGTAGTACAACAGCTTTAACATCTTTTGTTGAGTCTTTTAGTTTTTCTTTACAAAAAGATCAGAGTGAAGTTTTTTTAGCTATGCGTAGATTCTTGCCTAACTTTAAAGTATTAACAGGTAATAACCAAGTAACTATATCTGTAAAAGATTTTCCAGCTGATAATAGCACAGCTACAAATTTAAGTCCTTTTACAATTACATCTACCACAACTAAAGTTGATACAAGAGCAAGAGGACGTTATGCAAATATTAAAATAGAAAATACAGGGGCCGGCGAATCGTGGAGATTTGGTACGTTTCAAGTGGACCTACAACCAGATGGAAGGAGAGGCTAATGGCAAAAATCGTAGTAAGATTACCAGAACCTAAAAAAGAATATAGTGAGGACAATCAAAGACAAATAAACAGAGCGTTATCTATATTAATAGAACAATTAAACTCTACATATTTAACACAACAAAAAGAAGATCAAGAACGATTTACTTGGTTAGGATTAGGTTAATGGCAAATATATACAAAAACGAAAAAACAAGTTTAACAAATACAGATTTAACAACACTATATACAGTGCCATCTAACTCTAGAGCTATTGTAAAATCTTTAAATGTAGCAGAAGATAATGGTGGTGCAGCAGTTGTTAAAGTAACTTTAGTAGATGCAGCTGCAGCTAGTTTTGTAGTAGATAATGATGTTAATTTATCAGCTAATCAAAAAGAACAAGTATTAAGTGAACCTTTAATTATGAAAGAAAGTGAGATATTAAAGGTACAGGCCAGTAGTGGTCAAGTGGATGTTATTGCATCAGTATTAGAAATTAACAGAGAGGACAGATAATGCCATTTGTAGAGCAAGAAGAACACTTTGAAGATCAAGTAATAGAGGGTAAACCAGTAAAGGTTTACAAACCACGTGTAGAAGTAACTCTAAAACACCTTAGAACAGGCCAAGAATATATGTCAGATGCAGAGGCTCAAGAAGACGTAGATAGCCCAGTGACTGATACGACGCAGGAGGACATATCAAGAAGTGTCCACGTCAAAATACAAGGCCTTCCTTTAGGCAATAAAACTAACTTATAGGTCGTTGACGAATGTATAAAAACCTAGTAAATTGTGTGATACTCGCATACATACAAGTTTTGCACACTTGCTTCAACATTAACAATATAAAGAGAAACTATGGGCGTATTATCAAAATTAAATAGAGCACGTAAAAAAGCTACTAAAGCAATTACAAAACCTTTTGTAAAAACTATTTCAAAAATTAGTGACAAATTTATACCAAACGAATTAAGATTTTTAGCACCATACGCAGCTGGTATTGGTACACTTATGTTACCACCAGGAATGGGACCTTTAGCAAGAGCCTTTGCTGGAGCAGGATTTAATACTTTAGGACAAATTGCAGCTAATGAAACACCAGTAGAAGATATTAGTGATTTAAATGCATTGTCCATTGCATTAGCTGGTGGCCTTGGAGCTTTAGGTTCTGATAAAGTATCAGGTGCAATGAGAGGTGGTATTGAAGCACCAGCAACAACAGCCAGAGAAGCAGGTATTATGGCACAATCAGGAGTTACTCCCGCTGGTTCAGTAGGAGAAATAGGATTTTTACAAGGTGCAGAAAATGTAGGAAGAGAAGGTATAGCAAGTTTATCAGATTATGTAACAGGCAGTAGAGATACTTTAGCAGGATTAGGAAGAAACCCTGGAAAATTATTTAGTACAGCAGGAGCTACAGAAGCGGCAAAAGCTTTAGGTCCAACTTTATCACAAGCAACAGGTGATGTTGCATACGAAGCGGCAATAGATGCACAAGATGAATTTGATAGAATACAAGCAGAAGAAATGGCACAAGCAGGTATGGATGAAGCAGCGATTGCAAATGCTAGAAGAGCTGCGATTAGAGAAGCTATGGAAGTATCAGGATTTACAGAAGAAGATATAATGGAAACATTTGATGAAATAGGATTAAAACAAGGTGGTATTGTATCTTTAGCAGAAGGTGGTATGTTAGACTTCGGTGGTAGAGAAATGGATTTAAGAAGTGGTGGATTTGTGCCGATAGGCAAAAAAGAAAAAGCAGATGATGTGCCTGCACGATTATCTAAGAACGAATTTGTAATGACTGCTGATGCAGTCAGAGCAGCGGGTGGTGGTAGTGTGAATAAAGGAGCACAACGTATGTATAATTTAATGAACGATTTAGAGGCTAGAGCATAATGGCAGTAGAACAAACACAAGTATTACCAGCACCGGTATTAGAAGGCGCGCTTACAGCCTTTACAAAAAAATTACAACCGTTAATCGGACAACAAATAGATACAACAAAATACGATCCACAAGTTGCAGCGCAGACACAATTACAAAAAGATGCATCAGCTGCAGCGTTAGGTCTTGGATCTTTAGTTGGTCCAGATGCATACAAACCTTTTATGTCGCCTTATCAACAAGAGGTGATGGACACTACACTTGCAGAATTTGATAGACAACAAGCAATACAACAAACAGGTTTAAGAGATCAAGCAATTGCATCAGGTGCATTTGGTGGAGCAAGACAAGGTATACAAGCAGCACAATTTATGAATCAAGGTGCAATGGACAGAGCACAACTACAAGCTGGTTTATTAAATCAAGGATTTCAACAAGCACAAGCAGCAGCGGCAAATGATTTGGCTGCAAGACAAGGACTTGGACAATACCAACAAGCACTAGGTCAAGCAGATCAAGGATTTGCACAAGCTCAACTTGATGCACAAACTTTAGCAGCTAGGGAAGCACAGTTCGAACCGTTTACAAGATTAGGTTTAGTCGGACAACAACTAGCACAAATACAACCGGGAGCATTTCCGACTACAACAATCGGGTATCAATCAAGCGCAGCGCCAGCAAGTCCAATGGCTAGCTTCCTAGGAGGAGCTGCAGGAGCAGGCGGTGTACTAGGTAAGTTAGGAATATTTGGATAATGAGTAGAATTTTAAGACGACCAATGTTTAGAGGTGGCCGTGTCGATAGTCG